AATGATTTTCAGTCACCCAGACATACACACACGTCTGTGGAAACCACTCAGATTACATCTGACCTACTATTTAACTTGCACCGCAATCATTCATATGATTACCATCACCATACTTATCATCATTCTGTGGAAGATCATGCGAAGTTCACGTTACACGGCCTCATTGGCGTAGGATGCCAGGACACCGTTCAGCAGACTGAAGAACAAAAGGGTTCCGATCCACTGGAAGATCTCACGACCCTGAGGAAACTGCAACTTGGTCAACTTGTTCTTACCAATGTTGTAATGCACAAGCCCTTCAATGAAGAATACCAAAAAGGTAGTTAAAGCGACGATGCCAATCATTTATAATTCTGGAGATTAATATTAAGGATGCAGATCTTTTGCAAAACGTTGACAGGCAAAACTATTACGCTAGAGGTTGATTCTTCGGATTCGATCGAGAATGTGAAGGCAAAGATTCAAGACAAGGAAGGTATACCAATTGATCAGCAGCGGTTGATCTTCGCAGGAAAGCAGTTGGAGGACGGTCGGACCCTTTCGGACTACAATATCCAGAAGGAGTCCACGCTCCACCTGGTGCTTCGTCTGCGCGGTGGGATAATCGAACCGTCGTTGATCGCATTGGCGAGAAAGTACAACTGTGACAAGAAGGTGTGTCGCAAGTGCTATGCCCGCCTTCCACTCAAGGCAACCAACTGCCGCAAGCGCGGGTGTGGTCACTCGAGCGATCTTCGTTTAAAGAAAAAGGGCGCCCAATAGAAAATGAAGACCACGTCTGAGATTATGCACCAAAATCTTGGGTTGGTTCACAAACTTTCCTACAGATACCAGCGACCTGGTATTTCTAGAAAGGATCTTGTTCAGGAGGGGACATTGGGACTGCACCGCGCAATTGTAAAATACGATCCATCCAGGGGAGTCAAGTTGTCAACCTACGCCTATCCATGGATAAAGTCATACATGTCAAGGTATGTTCAGAAGACCAGAAAGGCTATGGATTATCTTCCGGTCGCGGAGGTATACAATCCAGAGCCAGAGCCAGAGCTTGAACCCGAGAGTGACATCATGACATGTTTGAATCATGGTGAGAGGGCTATCATATCGTACCTTTACATAAGCAAACTAACGGTTGAGCAAGTTGCGCAGATATTGAATATTGCCCCTACGCAGGTCAGACGGTACCAGCAGCGTGCTGTAGAGAAATTGCGTCAATGCAGGCTCAAATGATTGTTTTTCATTAATAGAAATGGAAATGTATGATTTGAATAACAGTGGAGGTGGTGGAACACCTCTGACCTACAGTCCGAGCATCCCAGACAATGGTGCAGGCACGGGTCTCAATGTTCCAAAGCCCGGTTCTCGGACGGAGAGGGATACTGGATACGAGGCACAGAGGTCTGCTTTGGAGCGAAAAAATAATGACACTAGACAGCAAGATAAACCGATGCAGATGAGCAGTATGGCATTTTCCACTCCCATCTCGGATCTCGAGTACGAGGAACCCATGAACAATCACATGTCGACTGACATGCACACCGTGATTCCTCCCCAGGCGTCCGTGGCTCCCCACGAGATGCTCATGGCTCAGCAGGCGCCTCCCGCCACGCCTCCCCCGGCAGCCGCCCAGGCTCCCGTACAGGTGGCAGAGGAGAAGAAGTATCCTCTTGGTCTGACCAAGGAGCAATACGAGGCGCTGATCGTTGCGGTCCTTGTCGGTCTGGTGTTCTACCCCGATGTCCAGGCAAAGTTGGCTGTCTACATCCCCAATTTCATGTCCAAGGATGGATCTCGCAGCATGGCGGGGCTGGCCGCCAGCGGTCTCATCGTCGCGGTCGGTTTCTATCTGGCCCGCAGGTACTTTGTTGACAAGTAATTAAAGAAATAAATCACTATAAAAATACAATTTGAGAAGAAATCTGGTTCTACAAAATGTGGTTCACGGGTTACATTTAAATCTTACTTTTTAGAATCATAGTAATAATTTTAAAAAATAATAAAAACTCTCCGAATGGGTTTCGATCCCATCACCTCAAGATTAACAGTCTTGCGCTCTACCTAATGAGCTACCGGAGAACAATGTGAAATCACCCAGGCAATCCACTCAGAAAGAGGCTACCTGGGCTTGAACTTCACATTGTTATCTTGGACTTTATGTTTAATTATTTGACGCATGAGGAAATCCCCTGAAGCCAGGATGATCGGAATGGGTCCGAACATCAATACGGTCGGAGCAACTGCGACGGCCACGCCAACCTTCTGGCTTAAAGAAAGCTCCTGCATATATAGTAATGTACGGATATTCTGTTTGGCTTGTGCCACTGAATCGTCGTCTTCTGACCAAGGTCTACAAGTTTAGGCACATTCCACACATCACCATCTCGACTAATCACAAACAGATTCCGGATCCAGACAATCTTGGACGTCTCTATGATGTTGTGAATTTCAAGCCTTACGGAAAGATCGGAAAGCAGTATGAGGTTGATCCTCTGCATGCACTTGGCTGGGAGTGCGACGTAGAGGATCTGGACATTCATCACACGCCTCACATGAGTCACGTGTATTCATTCTTTCCGTATGACAAGGTGTTTCCTGTGTATCCCACACCGATTCGTTTGATCGCAGAGGTCTGTGTGGCGGACACCCGATCTCCCAACTGGGAGGAGTGGAAGATAATTAAAGAAAAGATTCCAAGATAAAGTACAATGGCTTTTTTACCTTTTCTTCGGCATGGCGATCTTTATGACCTTCTGGACACGACGTCCAAGGTTCTGAATGAGCTTCCCAACATGGAGAAGCAGTTTAATACTAAAATGGCTGACAGATATCTATACACGCGTACCCACACCACGGATGAGGGATTTGAGATTGAGATGCATCTCCCGGGGGTGGGCAAGGACAACATTCACATCATGCTTTCTTCGGACGACCACGAGGTGACCATCGGATACGGTGAGAACCGAAGTGCCTCATTCGATTTGCCCAGTTACGTGGATGTATCGGATGAGGGTTACAAGGCGAGTTACGTGGATGGGGTGCTTCGTCTGTTCTTCAAGATGCGAACCTCGGACAAGAAGCGTCGCGAGATCAAGCTTGATTAGACGAATAGTGTCCCACCGAGACCGCCCTGACAGCGGAAAATGTTATAGTTTACCACGTAGAGTCTTGCTTTACGTGATATGCTATTATTGACCAGTGTTATTTCGAAAATCTGACTGGATATTCGACTCATGTTGACGGTTCCTTCACCCACATTAAATATATTCACCTTGTAACTTGGTGTTTGAATGTAGTATTCATAGGGTTGAATGGCTCTCATGGACATTTGGTCTAGGTCAAAATAAACTTGACCATTCAGGAATAGTCGCCATCGAGTCACCTGATCATTTAGATAGCTTGTGTATGTGGAACTTTTATGTGAAGAATAATCAAAAACACCATCAGTCCCAGAGTCATTTTGCACAACTAAGATTAATTCATTGACGGGATTTACGATTTCGGTTTTGAATCGTATCTGTTCGAGATCCCCAACAGTGACTCTAGCAAGTTGTGTTTGTTGTATAACATAGTCCAACTGTTTTCCAATAAAGAACTGGCGATGTTCTTCGTTCAAATAGATCGCCTGTAGATCGAGCACGACATTCGGTACAGGGAGGCTACCCAACTCCGCTTGCGTTCTAAATGTTACCCTAACTTCAATTGTATGTCTGTTCAAAGCCAGAAGAGGGAAAGAATTTGCATAACCCCTACCAAAGAATGGCAGTTCTACCAATAACTGTTTTGTGGCGGACGTTGTTCCATAACTCGTGGGCGTCACGTTGCGTTTCAGGATGGTATCGTTATTGGCTCGTGTTCTTTGTGAATCTGTAAGATCCGACGTAATCGCCATGTATTCACCGGTCAGACTAACGATGGTCTGTCCTCCGACCAGAAGCTCCGCACGTTCTATGAAAGCATGTGCGGCATCCTGTGGGACTGTCTGTGTATTTGCATAACTAAAATTCAGAAAGAAACTTGTTATGATATCACAGGTGTCATTGTCTATAGTACAAATACTCGACGCCCCGAAACGGATATCAGAATTGAAAGCCAGACGAAGGTTCTCGGTCGTGTATCCAGCGCGTTTCGTAAACACCTTTTGATAGAAACTTTGTTGTGGATCTCCAGTTAAAAAGGTGTCTTGGTATCCTGTGACGGCAAGCCGCATACTATTATGATGTGTCAAAAAAAGATTTCAAAAAATACATACGACTAATAGATATGAACATTCAACTCAAAAAATTCAACCCCGCTTCAATGGGTGACGATAAGGTGTGTGTGTTTATTGGCAAGCGTGGAACAGGAAAATCAACGTTGGTGACGGACATCCTCTATCACAAAAAGCATCTCCCTGCGGGCGTGGTGATGTCGGCGACCGAGGAAGGCAATCACTGGTACCAGCAGTTCATTCCCGACTTGTTCATCTATGGTGAATACGACAAGGACATCATAGAGAGAGTTATCGACAGGCAGAGGAAGATGGTGAACATGAAACCTCCACCAGGTAAAACTGAACTGACATCCAGGGACATCGGAGCCTTCATACTCATGGACGATTGTATGTATGATCGACGATTTTTGAAGGATTCCTGCATTCGTCAGTGCTTCATGAACGGTCGCCACTGGAAAATTTTCTTTATGTTGACGATGCAATACTGCATGGACCTAAGCCCTGATTTGCGCGCAAATGTGGACTATGTCTTCATCGCTCGAGAAAATGTAATCCAGAATAGGGAAAAGTTATATAAGGCATTCTTCGGAATCTTCCCGAATTTCGACATGTTCAACCAGGTGATGACTGCGTGCACCGAAAATTACGAGGTTTTGGTGCTGGACAATACCAGCAAGTCCAACCGGATCGAGGACTGTGTGTTCTGGTACAAGGCAAAGATCCATCAGAACTTCCGCGTGGGATCTCAGCAATTCTGGAACCTCCACCAGAAGACCTATAAAAAGGCAGGCGGTGCCACCAAACCCGGTCAGGATCCCAATGAGGTCAGGCGCAACAGGAACTCTCAAGCCCTCCAGGTGAAGAAGTTGAAATAATTATTCAGGGAGCGACGAGAGGCAGGATGCCCGTCAGAGCAGAGAACAAGAATGGAGACCAAATCCATCGCACTTGCGACGACCGCACTCATTGACTCTGGGTTGGTGAGCGAGAGCAAGGCAGATGCGCTGGCAATTCACCTCAGCAAGGGCGCTAAGAACTGGTGCATCAAGCAAATGAATCCGGGGGATGTGAACGAAAACCAGAAGGTGATCCAAAAATTCAACTCAAAGATTTGGACTGAATATCTTGCCAAGAGGAACTACATATTTGATGTTACTGACAGTGGAGTGGTCAAACGCAAGACTTCTTTGGTGGAAAAGCAGGAACGCCTTTTGGAGATCAAGAACCAGATGGTTGGTGAAACCTTCATACCTCCCATCAAAAAGGTCAGCAAAAGACTTCTGGAACAGTCAAGACTCAAACGGCTTCTCACTTTGGTCAAGAAAGACATCGAAGAAATGGAAAACGAGTTGAAGGGTCTGTCAATGATCAATCAAAAACTTGAACGCTACTTCATTCGTCGACCTTCCTTCAAGCCCAAGATCTTCATCAACCAGGAAGACGAATACATCGACATTCCTGACATCCCCAAGAGGAAGCGCATCCTCAAGAGGCTTTTACACCTTCTGAACATGAAACGTTTTGGCAAGATAAAAAAAATACACGAGAAACTCACACAAGTTCGAAGAGATACGATGACCAAACTGGTCCAGATACAGCGAGACATCTTCATCAACACCAAAGAGTGCTGGATGCGTGCAGAAAGGGCATCGGTATTGGACAAGAAACATGCGAACGACGAACTCAAAGCCGAGCATACAAAACTCTCCGAACACATTTCATCGAACCTGAGCGACTACATGGTCGAGGTGCCAAAGCCTTTCAAAAACGCCACGGTCATCAGTGAGAACGACACGCGAGCAAACTGGAAGAATCCAGACTTCAAACGTCTCTATGCGAACCGGATGCGATCACTTATATACGCAATCCGCAACAACGACAAGTCCAAATTTCTGGACAGAATCAAGAGTGGTGAACTCAAGCCAAGCACATTCGACACCAAGGAGATATGGGATCTTTGGTATCAAGAACCCAAGAAGGAGGTGGTCGAGAAGAAGCCCGAAGAATATGAGGACGGGATGTTCAAGTGCGGCAAATGCAAGTCCATGAAGACCACCTATGTGGAAAAGCAGACGCGATCTGCAGACGAACCAATGACCTTATTCATCACCTGCAGAATGTGTGGTCATGTGATGAAACGTTAAAGGAGAAACATGGAGGATATGTAGAATGTGTAGCATCTGTGGCGAGGACATATCGTTCGTCTGCAAAGCCAAAGTTCGTTGTGGTCATCACGTTCATCAGGAATGTCGTCGCAACCTAATTCCATTCACAAAATGTTCAATATGTAATAAAATTATACTTGATAAACTTGATGTCCACTTGAGTGACCGAGACGAATTTTGTCACAAGCGTTGCGAAACCAATACTCGACGTTACTATCCACCTTGTCCCGTGGAAGGATGTGGCATGGCTCTTCACAAACACCATGTCATATCAAATAAACAGTGTCAACAACTCATAGTGGAACTCGAAGGAAAGACGTTTGAAGAACGCATGGCGATCTATCTTTCTTACGGGTTTTGTGAAGATGAATTGGGTGGTGGCGAACTTGATGAGGAAACGTGGAAAAAGATTCAAACAATCATTTCAGCTTCTTTGCAGGAAAAGGAAACGGAGGACCAAGCCATGGTAACCAGAGAACCCAAACCAAAACCTGTAATTACTCCACCCAAGACCTATGAACCCCGTGAACTTGGTCCAGGTGAGCGATACAAGCCTCCGAACAAGTCTAGGCGATTCCAAGAACGCGGAGCTTCTCTAAAAGCTCTAGTTCCTCGCCATCTGAAGGATAGGGTTCATGCGCCCCCTCAAGAAGATTTTGCTTTATTTTCACAAGGTCCAATCTAGAAAGGGTCACGGATCCAAGAATGTAATCCTCATAGGCTTCGGCAACCGCCGGAATAAGCGGCTTTACCAGGTCGTACATCGCCTTGGCGTACAACTGGATCTCCGGTTGGGCATGACTGTCCATCCTGAGACGCAGATAGTGAAGAAGATTGTGTAGATTGATCTTCCAGTAAAACTCAGTGTAGGTCGAAAGAGGTAGGTGTTCCCGTGCCGTCTCTCGTGCAACTCCGTGGTTCAAGAGCAATTGATAGACCTCGAATGCCTGTTCACACGAAGCCTTCTGGTTCCTCAACAGCACCATGGATGCGGGCGAATTCAGAACTCCCTCTGAACCCTGGTGGTTCACCTTGGACTGTCCACGGTACTCGGTCGGAACGTGGAACTCCTCGGGCAACTGCGAATAACGACCCGATATCTCGTTGATGCTGGCAGTCCGGTGACGCATGTGCTGCCGGGCCAGAAAGATAGGCATCTTGATGTGAAATTTGAATTCCACCATCTCAAAGGGGGTCGTGTGGGCATGACGAAGCAGGTAACGAATCAGACCACGATCACTCCGAACACTTTTGGTGCCTTCTCCATACGACACTCGGGCGGCCTGCACTATGGCGTGGTCAAGATCCTCCCTCGGCATTGTATCGACAAGACGTACGAATCCATGCTTCTCAACACGGATTTCTGACATTTATCTTACTATCGAATGTATTCTCTAATTAACATCACATCACAATCTCCCTCCACAGGGAGACCCTTGTCCCTCCACCCTTCCAAACCATCCTCGAGGACAAATATATTAGTGAAACCATATTTATTCATATGAACCTTGGCCGTCTTGGCAACCAGTGACTCTTTGTTATTTCCGTATAGCACGATGGCTTGGTCGAAACCTGGGAACGTTCGACCGGTTCCCGAAAAGAGTCCTTCCCCTCGCTTTTCCACGTCCATGTAAGTTACCTTTTTGGACTTTTTGGGTGGTTCACTTGGGGTATCAGGTTTCGTGGTTGGCATCACGATGGGTTCATTTTGTCTGGCGACCTCTGCGTCATACATCCTAAAAGCCCTCTCCAAATCTGTTTCTTTATTAATTTTCAACTCAGTTGCTTTGGTAAACTTTTCTGATTTTTCAGCAAACTCCATGGGCTCGATGTTCCTTAAGGGTCTTACTTGTTCAAAAGCAATCCTGGCACTGTTCTCTGCTATCCGAGCACTATTGGCATCGTCGGTTGCCGTGATCACCCTGCCCCGCGCCAGCAACAGGCGATCGGAGCGCTCGCGAAGTACCTTCTCCTCGTAGGACCTCTTTTCGATTCGTTTGGGATCATTTTCACCTGCAAGGATGGCGTTGATGCGATCAAACTCCGCCATGGGAAAGTTGATCGAGTTCGGAAGCCTGCAATTTTTGAAATGAGTCTGAGAACCTACGTGAATCAACATGAGATTTGGTCGAGACAATCTGAGACTATGTAATTGTTCTGGTGAAACCATTATATTAATATTACTCATAATTTCTTACGGCGAGTGCCACGGGGAAGCGAGGAACTCCATCTTGGGTGAGTCCCTGAAATTGAACGGTGAGCATCTCGCCCATCAACTTGCCTCGGTTCTTCCACAGCTCCCTTCGGCTCTCCATGGTTCCCTTGGGCCTGGCCTTGAACGTGTCTCCGTCCTTGGTCTCACAGATCCAGATGGGCGTCCCACGGTCCTTGCCTTCTGCCTCCTCGGCGCCCACAATTTCAAACTCCTCGGTCATCATCTTCTTGTACTTGATGCACTGGGACGAGCGCTTATTGAGCAAGTAGGGACTTTCTGCCACGCGAACCACCACACCCTCGTGACCCTCTGCCACAAACTTGTCATGATACCTGTCGGCGTCCTTGGCGGTTCCTTGGTAGGCTGGAACGATCTTGATCATGGGGTGATTGATTGCCTTGATGATTTCCTTGAGCCTCTCGTAGCGTTCCATGAAAGGCATCTCCAACTGACTGAGGCGAAAGTAGTCGAAGCAGTGAAACTCCAACTTGGGTGCGTAGGGACTTTCTGAACCCCGGGCGGCACTGGTGATCTGTTCGAAATCCAAGTCCTTGCAGAAGAGTTCACCATCCAAAAACTCACCCTCCTCCAACTTTCCTTCAAGTGCCTTTTCCAGATGGGTCAAATGTTCAATCCGCTGTTCATTTCTGGACTGGAGCAAGAGTCCACCACCCGAAAATCCGGCGAGCATCCTGACACCATCCAACTTGGGCTGAAAGCGAATGTCACCGTCAATCCCATAGGACCTCGCACTGAACGAGTAAAGAAGCATGGGTCTGAGGACAACTTCAGACCTCAATTGAATATTGTCCATGTACCCCAACTTGACCTGTTTTCGCCACATCTGAGCGGCTTGCTCCTCTATGGGAGTCTTGCGTTTGGCATCTGGAGGGCGTTCCGTCACGGATCTTTTACCATCAATAAGACCTGTGGTTCGTCTAATCATTCCATTGACGACCTCAACTTGCCAAATGCGAGTCTTTCCATTGGCATCTTTGCCATAAAGAGCCGGAAAGAACGTCATTTAACTAATATAGTGTTTTTTTGTTTAAACCCCAGTGGATCCAAACCCACCGTAACTACGAACAAGTCCCAGATTCTTTGCGTGTTCAACGAGGTCTGGTTTGAACTGATGGTCTGGTATTTCTGACGGGTCGGGAGCCACCGGATTATCCTGAATGGGAATTTGTGGATACAGATCCGGGTCCTCAACAAGGTCACAATGCTCATAACGCTCCAGAATCAACTGGGCAATGCGATAACCCTGTTTGATGTGAAACGGTCGGTTTCCGTGGTTGAACAAGACGACCCGAAGTTCACCCTCATAGTCCCTGTCGATGACACCGGCACCCACCTCGATGCCGTGCTTGACGGTCAGTCCCGAGCGACTGGCGATGCGGGCGTAGCATCCCTCGGGAATCTTCACGCGAATCCCCGTGGGAACCACGAACCTCTTGCCCTCGTGGACCACGCAGTCCGAGCAGGCATAGAGATCATAGCCCGCAGAAAGTTCTGTGCCCCGGGTCGGTAACATAGCATCAGAATGCATCTTCTGAACAACTAAGGTATTCATGTTTTTGGTATTCATCTATAGAATCTTTTCTTTAAATACCACGCAACAACGAGCAGAGTTATGAAATACCATATTTTTGCATAGATAAATGTTACAAATCGAATAAGATACGCAATCAAATATTCAAGAGGATTGGAAGGACTTCGTGAGAAATTCATGAAGAATCGTGAAACTTTTGCCCACGTCCAGTTGATAAACACAAGCCACTTGTTGAAAATTTCCGGAGTCCCGTTGGGTATGACGAGGTAGTGTAGTTTGAGCATGAGGCGAGTCTTGCCGCTCGGGATGGTTCCGCGGACGCAGTGATAGTCCCTGTTGTATTCGATTCCATTGAAGTCTCCGGTTGACAATTTGCTGGTCTTGTCACCGACCTGTGTGAAGACCGTCGAGTTGTCATTCAGTGCCAGAATGATTCTCACCAACTTGCTTGGTCCTTCGATGAACTTGTAGGGGGCGTCATAGTGACAGTCCACGAGCACGCGGTCGCTCGCCTTGGCGTCCAATGGCGACACGCTGACAAAGACTTCATCGATGGAGGGCACCGACCGGACGGTCGAATCTGGGTAGTTTTCCAAGAGGGTGTCGCGAATGATGGACGAACTTCTCAGTGTATCTATGGCATTTTTTATGACAGGTTTCTTGATTTCCTCTGTCCATGTGTGATCAGCCATCGGTTTCCCGTTGCTCTTGTAGTGGTTTCTAAGGACGGTCATTTCATAGGACTCTGGTATTTTGCCTTGAATGAGCATATTATTATATGGCTGTATTATAAATGGCAGAACACGATCATAAGGAATGTGACAAGACGCAGCCCGTGGCGAACTGGAAGTGCATCTGGTTCACGTTGGCTCTGGCAGGTGGATACTGGTATCTTCCGCCTAAGAACAAGTGGGTGCTGTTGAGTTTGCTTTATTTCCCCTATATCGTGTTGGCGTGGTACGATCACTGGTATCAGTGTCAGCGCAATCTCGGACCGACCTACCTGGCTTTGTTCTACTGGTGGGCCAAGCCCAAGGACAGTGAGCAGATCCAGAAGTACAAGAACTGGTGTCCCGATATCAAGAACAAGGTGCTTAAAATTGACCTCGTGATCTTGGCATTGGGGATGATGATCCTGCCTTGGTTCCTTGCGTGGAAGCCTTAACCAAAAAGATCCGTGGCTGCTTTCCATGCCGCATCCGCTGCTTCTTTTGCTATTCCACTTACAGCGCCTCCAACTGCACCGGCGATATCCGGAGAAACGATCTTGGGATTTATTTTGAAAAGATTATTTACCACACTCTTCATGGCATCCTTGACTGCCCCTACACCGGGAATAACATTAATTCCGGAGATGCTAAATAATCCATCAATGATAGTGGCTGGTACCCTATTTGTAACATAATCAAAAAGGGTTTTGACTATATCTACCACTATTTCCACCGAGAGCATAATCAAAGCTGTACCAAATTCAATTAGCCACATGGTCGGGTCGTACAACAATAGTTTGGCTGCATAAGTTAGAAACTTCCCGCCTATATTTTTTACCCATTTCCATGCGTTTTCAATTGATTTTCCAAGATTGGTGAAGTAGTTTGCTAGTGCTTGTCCTTGAGTCTCGATGTTAGTTCCCACCAGACTAAGGAAATTCACGATGGCTTGACCAACCGAAGATGCTAGTTTCACAAAGGTTATGCATATTCCAGTGAAAAAGTTGGCAATCGCATCTGACACAATGAGTAATTTTTGATCAATGTGAAGAAACCAATCTAATAGTAAAGCAAGTATGTTCATCTGGAAATATTAAAGATTATTTTTTTAGAAAATACCTTTTAGTATAAATGCACTTTCGTCTAATTTAATTGCTTTTATAGGTGGTATCTTGAATATACCAAAGCTATTTTTGATGACTGTGTTCAAAATCTCTTGCCACTGAAAGAAATAAAATTCAAATAAATTTACTATCACCGTGCTGAAGTAATCGCCTGCATCTCCACTGGCTATCCAGTCGGTAATTTTTATATAGTAGTCTGTAAAGAACCTGATGTAACCAATGATCAAGTTATCCACGAGAAATTCTACACCTTTTAATATGTATGTAGGAACGGTAATAACTAAGAATTTAATAACACTGAATTGAAAGTTTACAATTGACAGAATGGCTTTTGGTAGCCACGATAGGAAGTTAATTGGAGGCATGATGATCCAGTTGATTAGAAAATTGGTTATTGCGGTAAAATTGAAAAATCTCGGGATGGCCAGGTAAAAGTCATCAAGTTCTTTGGTATCCTTTTTTAGTACCTTGAATGCTAGTTTAGTTATAGGGTAATACAAAAGGAATAACACGGGTGGAATAAACCCTACAAATGGTCCAAGCAAAAGTGTTAAAAAACCGGTCAGAATGTAGTATCCCACCATACTATAATTTCTCTAGAATTTAAAAATTGGAGGTTTGAATGAGCCAAAAGTTGGAGTTTTTGAGATGGGTGTCGAGGGTTTTGGGGCAGATGTTGACTTCACAAATTGTTCTGGGAGTGGGGGTGCTATGTTTTCATCAATCGTCCCTCCCATGGTGACGATCAGTCTGAGGAGTTTGATACTTTGATCCCATAGTGCTTTGAAAGCAATGACCAATTCGGTCCATAGTTTCGTGACTTGCTCGGATAAAAACTTGAATGAATTCGAGATAAGATTTAGTGTTTCCGTGTAAAGTTTAGTCAGATTGTTCCAATATTCTGTGACGACCCTGAACCACGAAGATAGACCATTCACGATGGCATTCCACAGACTCACGATGGCTCTCACGGGTGCGAGAAGCAGATTCTTGAAGTTGTCTTTGTCTTTTTTTAGTTTCTGATTCCCCGAATTTTTGGAAACGTAATCAATCCACGTTGAAATTATTTGCCACATAAGCATCAGCATGGGCGCTCCTGCGACGAGACCGAATGGTGAAATGATAATCAATATTTCCAAGGCTGCCAGGGAAATTGTCCAATAAATCAGTGGCGGGAAGACTGTGTCCAACAAAGTTGGCACAGGAATAAAATACTTCAACGCGATATAAACATATGAAATTAGAATTGTCAAAAGAACAAAGATCATTATCTACTATATGAAAATATTTTAGTGCCTGGTATTAGTAATCATGGAGTTGCCTTGGCAACTTTTGACATGGAAGAATATGGTAATGATGACCATGGCATTTTCGGTGCTCGTGGCTCCACTTGGGGGTATTCCTCCTATAATAGGGATGTTGGTTGCCGTTATCTTTTTTGGGTTCTCTAACATAAGCAAGGAAGTTAGAGAATCTGTGAACATAAAGGGCAAACGTGATGTCACTCAGAGAAGGGCTGCGTTCATAGGCTGTCTGGTTGTCGGGGTGGTGGCGAGTTATGTGGTAGCATGGGTTTTACTTGCACAGGGTTTAAAACAATCTGAAGGTATTGGAAAAATGTCGGCAGCGGCGGGAGGTGGTATCATAGCCGGTCTCGGTCTCGGCGTAATCATGACTGCCGTATGTCTGTCATTCTTCGTCAATTATGGAACCGTGCTTGGGTGGTGGACGCCGACCGGAGGTCTAGTGACTCTGTTGATATCCATAATTCCGGCGCGAATGATTGGAAGAAATGTAGGAATTAACATGCTTGTTTCATTCATGGTGTCAAGTTTCGTATATGCAGGGTTGGTTCGAGATAACAAAAACAAAAAGGAGCCGTGGATGATAGGACAGTCGGCCTACATAGGCATCATGGTCGGAACTGCCGCGGCACTGGCTTTGCCGAGTTCAGGTGATGTAATACCACCAAAAACAAAACAAATGATACTGGAACAAACTGGGTTGAGTTCAGACGTGTTTACAAAATCAGGCGAAGGTGCTATTAATTCAATGATTCAGGTTACGTGGGTTGTTTACTTTATCATTTGGATCCTAACCCACATTCCAGGGGCGCTGCCATATGGTTGGGACACGCTTTTTAAGGTCAAGTAAAATCTAGTTAAATAGTAAATAACATGGAGACGCATTACCTCGTGGTCAACTCGAATCTCAGGGACACAACCTTGTATCCCTCGGGTAATTCTTATACCATGCATATGATGAATCCCATCCGCGACATCACGAGGGTGGAATTGATCCAGGCTTCGGTTCCGAACGTCATTCAGAATGTCGTGGACGGAACTGATATCATCCAAGTTAGCAATCTGGTAAATAATTCTTTGCATTCATTTTCAATACCCAATGGATTCTACTCGGCCACGGGTCTCGGTGCTGAAATACAGAATGCAATCAATCCAGTGTCAGGGATTGATGTCACTTATTTGTCCAACGAGGGGAGATATGCATTTCTAAGGTCGAATGCTTATTCTGCTTTTGTTTTGAAGCCTTCGGCTTTACTGGCAAATCTGATGGGTTTCAATGACACGAGCACGAGGACGGCTGTCGAAGTTCAGGATCTTTCCAACGCCACGGCAACATTTCCGCTTTATGCTAACAACGACAGGTATCGTGAAAATTACTTCATAAAGTCGGATCAGCTTATCAATCTCACAGCAGACAACTATGTCTATCTGGATATAAACGAACTTAACAATGGCAGGATGCACCAGGCTCAAAAGATTGAGGCAAACTCATTCAGCACGTCAGCATCGCAGAACAATTTTGGACCAATTGTCATGGATGTAAGTTCGGGTGGCATCAAGCATTTCTCCGAAACGAATGACTACAGTTACGGGGTAGACTTTTACCCTCCTATTTCACAGCTGTCCAGAGTCACTGTGAGATGGAGGAAGACCGATGGGTCGCTTATCAATTTCCAAGGATTGAACGAGAACTCGTTCATGCTCAAGGTGACAAGCAAGTTCCGTAAGGATGACATAGCACCCAATCTTCGTCAGAAGGCCGCAAAACCTCGTCCAATCATTTTAGTTCCCAAGCAGACCTAGGGAACTGGGCTCGAAGATTTGTCTGTTTTCGTCCCGCCAGTTCACTGGCATCTGGGGGCGCATATTGGGGTTTCCAATGTGGACCCTCAATAGAAGTTTGTGAATATGATTGGCATTAGCCAAAGTTCCAGCACTATCCATTACACGAACAGTGAACTTATCAAAACTCACTGGATTCTTGTACTGGATGCTGTATTTGAAATCCGCATTTTCTTGGAAATATCTAATAGATTCAGCAGCCACGCCTTTGGCTGGAATAGTAGCAAAATATCCACGGATCTTTGAACCGTCTGCACCTGCTGTCACAGCACTGTCAGTGAAAGGCGAACGAAGTTCTTCAATGTCAAATACCGTTGACGATCCTGCTGTAATTACGTTTGATTCGGCATAAACAAGGTCCACCTGGTAGACATTTCGGTAAAATTCTTGAAACTGCCTCGTGGAAACGTTTGATGTTCCTTCAATGTAGAGATAGTGAACTTCGGAGTCCGTGCGAAGATCCATATTAGTATTACCCAAGAAAATCATACGCTTCTGGCAACGTCCTGACGACCTTGATGGGTCTGACGTTTCTGTACATCCAGATGATGCTCTCAACGAACTTGAATGTGAAGAACATCGGGTTTGTCACGATCGCCGAACGGATGACCTGCTTCTCTGTCTTCGGTTTCAACTTGCGCATCAACGAACTGAACTCCCATATCAGACGTGGAATGGTTGCGACTTGCACTACCTTGACGTCTGAAAAGTCAAACAGAAAATTAAACTGTTCCTTCTTGAAACAATTTCTCACATCTTCTTTGAATACCACCCAGTCCATGTGTGGAACCTCAGTAGTGTGAAAAACAAAGTGAAAAGTTTGGTTCGTCCAAAGTTTAGTATAGAACATTTTGTTCATTAATATCAGGATGTATTTAATAATATTCATCATAATCATCTTGGTGGGACTACTAATTATACGTCGTGAACGTCTTACCTTGGATGAATTAGAGAAACAAATAGAGTCTTCTGGACCAACCCTTTTGACACAGTACGACAGACTCCAATATGAAAAGAGGATAAAAGATGCAGAAGCAGAGGCAAAACCAATACTGGAATCGCTACAGAAATCAGCGGGAATGGAAATCATCAGAAAAAGGAGGAGGGACTTTGATTACAAGAAGGTTCTGGATCAAGCAAAACTAAATTTACAAAATTTCGAAGAAAATTACAAGAATCAAATTATAAATGTTCCAGATCTTTCGAAAGGAATTATCCGAAAGGGCTTTAAAGACCCTGGGTTGGACACCAAGTTTATTGAATTATCACAACAAGTTTCAAAAATAAATTACGAAATTGATAAAAAACCTCTAACAATAGACGAAGGTATAATTATAGAAGAACCTCAAATTATAGAAAATATAAGAAATCAATTAAAAACTATAGGTTTATCAGTAGCAGACTTGAGTAATGATAAAATAAAAGAATTGGCGAAAACTGTTGGAATTAACACATCATCTTCCTTGCAAAGAATAAAAGATTCGGTTGCTGACATAAGGGAAAAATTGAGAAAGGATGATGAACTTATGCTCGAATTACAAAAGAGGGACAAAGAAGATATTATACAAAGAAGACTGGAAAATGAACGGTCTATTCAAGAACTGGTTAGAAAGAATGAGTCAAAAGAATCTGCCGTAGAAAGAATGAGAAGAATAAACAAAGAAAAAAGGTTGGCAAGAAGAAAGGCACAAGCAGAGTCGGAAGCAAGGACAAAGGCAGAATCGGAAGCAAGGGCAGAGGCACAAGCACAAGCAGAATCGGAAGCAAGGGCAGAGGCACAAGCACAAGCAGAATCGGAAGCAAGGGCAAAGGCGAGAGCAGAGGAAGAAATTAAGATGACTAAAGAGGAAATATCAAAAATGAATAATGTACGCAAGGAAGCCGAAGAAGCTATGAACCAACTAAGGGAAATACCTTTGGAAGAACGAATAAGGAGAAAAATATTTGTTCAACCAAAAATGGTTCACAAGCCATATCCTTTTGTGAGGAGTACGCCCGCAAATCCACCTTATGACACTACAAAATATGAAAAAAGAGAAAATTTATTCAAGGCTTCAGAAATATTATCTATATTTCCCCAAGTAAAACTTTAGAACACATCGGACACTTGAATGCGTAGTTACTGTTTAGATACACAATGTTATTCAAACAAGAGACACATAGATTGTGTTTGCAATTTATTTTCACAGGTCTCTTGTTTTCGTAACACACGACACACATCTTCTTTTTCTTTTTTGGGAATCTTACTCTATCAAAGTATGTTTTTACGACATCGCCTACGTTTGTTATGGCTGGTTGGAGTTCAAGAAACATGATGCGAACGAACATTTTTACCCTGTACCACAGAAATACGTCACGATCATAGTGTGTATGAACGTAACCTC